CTATTCACCTCCTTTCTGGTTCAGTGTTTTATCAATGCCCTTGAAAATGGCCACGGCAATGCGTTCCTTGAAGTCGCCATGCTCATCTCCAAGCCTCTTAGCCTCTTCCGGATTTGATATAAAGGCGCATTCAACGAGGACTGAAGGCCGCTTTGTCTTATCCAAGACCCAGAGCTTGCGAGCTATGTATTCCTGTTTCTTCCGGTCGTAAATCGCCTTCACGCCTCTGTCTCTGAGGCCAAGGGCTACAAGCTCTTCCTGAATCGCCCTTGCGACTTGATGTCCAGTGCTCTCTTTGCCGTCCTTATCCTTCTCCGCATAGCACCAGACCTCGACACCGTTTGCCTGAGGGTCTTCGGCCGCATTACAGTGAATGGAGACGAGATAGGCATCCTTCGCATTCGCCAAGTCCGTCCGCCCTTTTAAGGAGACAGCCTTGTCGCTATCTCTGATAAGGGCAACCTCGAACTCCATGTGCGTGTCCATGACTGCCCTGAGGATGTGAGCAATCCTCAGGGCTATATCTGCTTCACGGAACGTGCCATTCACCGCTCCCGGGTCATCGCCTCCATGTCCGGGGTCTATAACGAGCCTAATCCTATTCATCTATCCTCCCTTCTATTTCTTAAGCAACAGATACGAAAGCATCCCCGACAGGATGACCTGAGAGACAATCATCCCGATTCTGAACCACCGTTCCGACTTGCTCTCGTCATGCTTTGTGTGATGAGCCAAATGGTTGTTCAAGCCCTCTTCCATCTTTACAATCTTGCCCTCTATCCTCGGCAATACCTCGTCTATGAGAATCTCTATCTTCCCCTTAAGCTCCCCTATGGCTGAGTCTCTGTCCGTCATGGCTATGCGTACTGAACCTCGATTGTTCCCTCTTTAATTACGCCGCTTGGGTCAAAGACCCGCACCGTTGTAATAACCGTGTCTGTGGAGCTTGTGAGCGTCACCTCGGCATATCCGTTTACGAGGTTGACCTGCACTGCCGACAACCTTCCCGTCTGAGTGGAGAACCGAATAAGGTCGTTGTCCTCAATCTCAGTCATCTCCGCCCCGGTCTTGCCGTTCACCTTCTGCACCATTATCCGGCAGGTAGAGAGACCGTCCGCCGGGATGTCCGGATAACCGTCCGGCGGATTGTTATCCGTTGCATCAGTCGAAACCCGCAGGAAGTTCTTTGGCGGCGGCGTGTTCGAGATGCGGTTGACATCTCTCACAAACCCCGAAGCGTCTGTTACGAGACCGTACCTTGCGGTATCGAGGTGCACCTCTGCGGGCGTGATGTCATAATCCGTAAAGACATCGGCCACCACAAGAGGCGTATAGGCGACGCCAAGCGCCTGTAGAGGTCCGTAATCAGGTCCCACATCCATTCCGCCTGCCGGAGCCGTGTCGGCCAGAATCACAATGGCCTTGGCATTGAGCACCGTATTCGTCTCGATGACGCCATAGCGCGGCCCGATGCCTGAGATAAGCTCTTGCGCCTGAGCCAGGTCTGCAAGCTCCGCTATCACGCATTTGCCCAAAATGTCCAAGAAATAAAACATGCTCTTACCTCCTTATGTCTGTGGAATCTTGTAATAGGTGAAGTAGATATTTCCGCTTGCGTAAGCAGGCCCGCTTCCCCAGTAGGTGTATCCAGAAGGCCCCCGGAAGTTGTAACTGACCAGCAGGTCCGAATGCCTTGCAGTAAGCTGTTTAGATGTATCGCTTCCGATGCCTGTCAAATCGAATACGGTTACCTCATCCGAGGGCACAAGCTGAAGCGAGTTGATTTTAAACGCCCACCAGCTCGGGTTATTGGTCTGGTAGATTCCGTTGAAGGAAATGTAAAAGTCCTTTATCCATGCCGGATTTGGGATGTAGTCGAAATCCCAGTCCGCAAGGAGCACTCCGGAACCCGAATAGAATCCCCCGTTCTCACCGCCATCCTTTTCAAGGTGAATGCGGAACATATTGTCTGCGAAATACAAGCTGGTGTTCAGTATGAAATAAAGCCTGAACGAGCCTGCAAACTGAATCGGGCTTGCCTCTCCGTTCTGATAGGTCTTCCAGTAGCCGTTATTCAAGATATTGTTCTGCTTGTTGCTCAGGTGATAGTAAGCGCTTGCGCCGTTAAGCCCTGCAAGGAGGTTGTGGTTGATTAACGCCGGGTCTGAGGCAAGCTCGGAGGCGTGCTTTCCGTCCACTGTATCGGCATCGAGACCGCTTTGGGCGCCGTCAACGGTCTTGATTGCAGTAAGTATCTCGCTTGCGGTCTGGTCTGCTGTGGCCCCGGATTCTATGCCGTCGAGCTTTGATTTATCGTCTTTAGACATGAATCCGGCTTGAGTAATAATTGCGACCGGATGCTCTGAAGTGCCTCCGGCCCCTCTATGCTCGACTCCGTCAAGAAGGTCTGCATCGAGACCAGAGCCTGAGCCGTCTACAGTCTTAAGGGCCGAGAGAATCTCGGAGGCCGTCTGGTCAGCCGTGGCCCCGGATTCGATACCATCGAGCTTGGCTTTGTCTGATGCCGACATGGCCCCCTTGGAAGTCTGAGTAGCGGTATCTACGCCAAGAGGGACATCCCCGGCCGTCCCGCCTCCGGTAAGGGGAGCCGAGGGCGTTATCTTTGTTATTCCTTTAAACGAGCCGTCGTTGTTGAGCATGACATCGAGACGGCTATCAAGAGAGGATTTCGTTCCACGAGCAGTGGTTACCTCGTCCCGGACAGGGGCAACTATACTGTCTGCCTTGGATACCGTGGTTATCGAATTTGAAGCATTCGGGTTTTCCATGCCGTTAAAGGCGTCGGCCTCGTCTTCGCTGACATCCGACAAGTCTTTGAGGGCAGTTACTTCTTTGCCGGAGTTCTTCCGGTACCTGAGGTCAATCTCGTTAGTCTGCGGGTTATCCGGGTTGGCCGCATTGGTTATTGAAACTGCCCCTGCACCGAGAATTACCCGAGCAAGCTCGACAGCAGGAACCGAGGGTGCTGATGTGATAGCCTCAAGCTGGTAGCTGTCCTGAGTGTATTTGTTCTGGTATCCCGCTATCTCATCCACAAAGTAAGGCTCTACCTCGACCTCGTTATGCTTGAGCGTGATGTAGACTGTCCTTGTGCCCGATGCAGGGACGAGGCTCGCAAGGTCTATCTCCTGAACGGACTCAATCTCCGGGTCGTTGCCGTTTGCATCGAGCGCCCTGCCTCCATGAACCTGAACCTTGAGAGATGCCGGAGTAGTCTCCGTCACCTCAAGGCCGACAACGACTCCCTCCGAGTGCTCGTTTGCAAGGTGCTTCTTTCGCTTCTCATTCAGATATTGTTGTTCTGTCTCAGCCTCCGTTCGATTAACGAACAGGTATTTAAGCCACTTCAATTTTTTAAGCGCCATCTCTAACCTCCTATCTCTATATCTGCACCGATTGTTGAACGAATCCCGACCTGCCAGAAACCTTCATACCAGCCGAAGTGAATCACCCTCGTGTGGGCGGGCTTCTGGAGTTCGACCACGGCCATAATCTTCCGCTTCTGTTCGGTGGAGAGCTTCTCGAACGAATTGACTATCACCGAGAAGCTGTGCGGGTCTTCCCTTGCCTCGTATATCTTCGTATCCTCTCCGAGAGTGGATTGCACCCCGATTCTCCAACCTGTCTTAAACGGCTCGATAATCTCCGGCCTTATCCCTGTGTAAATCTCGACGAAAGTCTTGATGCCCTCGATGGTTCCACGCCACTTATAGAGGTCAACGATTCTTTGTATAAGCTCACGCCGTCTGCTTTCGGGCCAAGTCTCATCGAGGGCAAGTGCAACCCACGAGGCAAGCCATGGCAGAAACTCCGCCCTCGTCCTTTCAGGGTTCAGGTAGTTATGAAGCCCGTCAATCTCGAATTCGAGTTCCTGAAGGACATCTCCAAAGAGCGAGAGCAGACGATAGGGATAACCTTCCTTCCCGTCCTCCCGATAGATGGCCGGGAGGTTTCTGAAGAGGTAGTCCGTGTAGCTCTCTTTCATCTCATACCACCGTTATGGAGACCGTCCCCACAAGGGGAAGCTGGTTCTTCTCGATTACAAGATTCGATGCCGGAGCCGTAATTGTCTCCACATGGTCAACACCTGGAATCCGCTCCATGAGTTCGTAAAGCTCCGAGAGATATATGTCTCTTCCGAACTCCCAGCCGGAGCCTCGCTCATCATCTGTTCCTTCGATGTAATCCACAGCCATCTGTGCATCGCCTCCAGATTCGGGGTTCAGAAATTCGGAGATTACATTTTCAACCTTGTCCTCAAGAGCGCTTGTATTTGCTTCCTCGGTCTTTGAGACTCTAACTTCGATGTCAACCGTGATATATTCCGGGTCTATGACATGAAGCTGGGCTGTAACGAGTCTCCTCGTATCGAGATACTCCCGGATAGCGTCCCTAAGTGCCGTGCTCAGCGTCCCGCCTCCTTTTGGCATAGCGATGATGGAGACCACGCCGGGTGTTTCCTCGTCCGGCTTCGCCGGGTCGAATAAGGGGAGCGTCTTTGCCCGTGCAATTCCGGTGGAACTCTCAAGAGTAAGGGTCTCGAAGTCCTCGTTTGTAACAGCTCGGTTTTTGGTTTTGAGCTGTTCGGTCGGGCCCCTTTCGATTGCCTGCTCGATGGTCTCCTCGTCGCCACCGCCTTTTGCGGCCTCTTTGTTATGGCAAGAGTCTATGTAGACATGGGAGCTTCGAAGCTGGTTAATCGAATTGGCCCCGACATTGCCCTTGGAGCCGCCTCCATATCTATAAGGAGCGGCCTTGATGTTGTCTTTGCCTGTATCAGGTATCTTCCCCGTTATGCCGTCGCCAAAAAGAACTTCTCCTGTTCCTTGATTAAGGATGTAGTGCTTATCTGAGTCAGAGGACACCGTGAAGTCCTCGACCTCTGCCCATTCCTGAAAGCCCCGGCCTTCGTCTATGAGAACCTCTATGTCGAGCACCGGGACATTCGAGAGATAGAACCTCTGGTCGGGATAACCGTTGCTTGAGCTAAGCACTTCCTCGTCTATCTGAGCGGCGTTTGAGACAGAGACCCGACCATATATCTCGTCAATCCGGAACTGCTTGATTGAAGCAAATACAGCATCCGCTGAGGCCGACACGATTCTGAACCTGAGCCAAGTGGCCTCGATGTCGTTCACCTTACCCGCCTCCCAATCGGCCGGGATGCTAAATGTAACCTCGCCTGATTTAGAGAAGACTTCTGTCTCGTCCTTAATCTCAAGTTCCGTCCATTCGAATGTGCCGTCCGGCAAAGCGCGATAATATTCCCAGACACCTTCTATATCTCCGACTCTCGGAGTCTCAACGGACACAATCAGCTTTTCAAAGTAGTTGTTCTCCTGATAAGCGAGATAGAGAATATCACCTTCAGCAAGTGCCTTTGAAAGCGGATTGAACGCCCCAAGAGAACCATCGGCATAAGACGAAGAGTCTGAATATGCTCCTTCCTGATAGCCGAGGCACTTGTATATCCTTGCCGCATGGATTGTAAGGTCCTCGTCTGTCGTGAAAATGACCTGATCCTCTCCGCTTCCGGCGGTGGCTATCTCAAAGCCCTTTCTCAGGTAAACATCGAATGTCTGAGGGGCCGAGAGCTTGAAGAACTCCATCGCCTTGGAAACCGATGGCGGAGTAAGGGTCACGCCTATCATGTTCAAATACTCCCGCATATGCTTGGGCAGTACCTGATTGAGCCTATAGATAAGCTCCTCGATGCCCATAGAGAAAAGCTCGATAAGCGTAATGCCGGGGTCGGAGACATTCCAGTCCGTCCATTCGGGACAGCGTTTGGGAATCTCCTTGACGAGAGAGTCCTTTATAGCCCGCCAGTCCCGGTCATCGAGGTTGGGAACGGGTATGAGTCTTCCTTTTACGCTCATCAGGGAAGCCCCTTTCTGAAAAACGGAAACACGAAGTTGTTCTCCGTATTCGTTCTCCGTATTACATAGCTCACATCCACGAGCACCTTCTCTCTCAATAGCCTTGCCTCGACCGATTTTATTTCGATCCTCGGCTCCCAGCGTTTTAGGGCATTCTCCACATAGAACTCAATCTTCCCGGCAAGCGAGGCATCCGCCGGGTCGAATAAGAGGTCATAGACCGCGCATCCGAAATCCGGCCTCATGGCCCGCTCTCCAAGGGCGGTGCCGAGGATAATCCGGCATGCTTCTTTGACGTCGTCCTCGTATTTCTGTAAGCGGTTTCCGCCCTTGGCATTCACGGCAACCGGAAATGCCCATCCTGTCCCTAAGAACTCGCCAGCCATCAGTAGACCTTCCCCGTATGTTCACCATCCGGCGCACCGGACGATGTTTGAACCACGGCGTTCTGAGTAATCTCATCCACTACGCTCTCGGCTATGGCGTCCGAGAGGATGCGGAGATTGTTAGAGGGCTTAAGTGCCTGATTGCCTGCCTCCGAGCCTTTATCTGGCATGGCTTCCATATCCCCGCCGAAGCCCGCGATAAGCGCATTGTATATGCGGTCTGAGAGGCTCGATTTCGATAGCGCCATCAGCTTTCCCCCTTTACTGTGGTCGAGCACCCTATAGGCGCGCCCGTCACAAAGCACACTGGATGGCTCTGCTTTGTAATGACTCCTGAGAGCTTGCTTCCTTCTCCGATGTCCACCAGAGGGGCCTTCACGATTACCTTGTCATTGGCCTCGATGGTTATCTTATTTTCCGTCGCTTCCCACTCCACATACTGCCCGGACTTATCCTCGATGCGGATTTTCTCTTTGCCCTCGTTATCGTCAAAGACAATCTTATGGCCCGATTTGGTCTCAAGCACCCGGACATTCTTATCTCCGTCATTAGGCTTTCCGTCCACATCGCTGTACCAGAACCCAAGCCAGACAGGACGGTTCAGGTCTCCGGCCTCAAACATTATCCAGACGCCGTCTCCTGCCTGAGGCTCCTCAGCCCCCTCGGTTACAGGCGAAGGCATAAAGAACCAGCCGTGTCCTCCGCCTCCAAACGGGGCGCAGTAAGAGGCCCAGTTGGTCTCGTCCTTATCTCCCAAAAGCTCATGCACCTTTGCTTTGATTCGCCCCAAATTCTGAGGGTCGTTAATGTTGGTCACCACTCCCCTATAGATGCCGAAGTATCTGTTTTTGAGCCTCTCAAGTTTTTCGTCTTTAAGCTTCTCGTAGATATTCATGAGACCGCATTCCTCTTGCACTCAAAATCGCAAAGATATCCGCTGTCATCGAGAGTATGGGTAACTCTCGTCACATAGTAGGTCCCTGAAAACTTCTTCCCCACGCCCTCTATCTCAAGAAGGCTTTTGGCCCTAAGCTCCGTATCGCCAACGCATGTGCCCGTTGCCTCGATAAGCTCGTACTCCTTCTTTCTGAAGTAAGCCTTGGCTATCTCCTCGGCCTCTTTCTGAGTCGTTGGGACTTTATCGAATAGAATCTTTGCGCCTTCTCCATAGTCCTCTTTTACAAAGTCGGATGCCGACCTCTTTCCGAGAACCGGCCTTTCAGATGTCTTGCTCGTGGCAACGGCGACAATGGGGGCTTTCTTCTTCTCGTCCCATCCTTTGACAACCACCTTTGAGACCTGCCCGGATGTGGTAAGCCGGGGTTCAAAGCTCTTAAGGTTCCTTCTATACTCGAATACGCCCGGAATCTTCTTTATGTAATCCTTGGGCCTATGGAAATGAAACTCATCCATCTCCACATATAGCTCAAAGCCGATTCTCTCGGCCCGCTCCTTCAGAAACTCCCAGTCCGTAAGGTTTCCCTGTGCGACATATGGAATCAATGTCTTGGTCTCGTCTATGACCATCTGGTTACCCTTAAACCCGTATTTGGATGCAATCTTTCTGGCGAGCTTGGAATCCGTAATGTTCTGCCATGTGGTATTTGACTTCTCTTCGCTATGCCGCATGAGATAAGAAAGGTCGTATGCCCTGAGGGTAAGAGTCGGCACGCCGCTTTCAGGGAATGAAAGCTCGGGCCTTACAACCTTTCCCTTAAAGACCCGTTTCAGGTCATAGCCATATCCGAGATATAGCTCAATGACATTTCCGTTTTCGAATAGCTCCGAGTCCACCCATTTAGAGTCCTTGTTATTTACGGTAAGGGTTGCCATATCCACATCGCTTGCGTGGTCTTCATAGCTCACGGAGATGATGTCTCCAGAGATGTCCTCGCTTATCTCCTTGCCCTCTATTTTTACGATTCTGTTAGGAGCTATATTGCTCATTTGCCCCACACCCCCAATGAGGGCTTGAAGTGATTGCCCGCTCCCTCCATGCCTATCTTCTGGCCGATTCTCAGCGTCTCCATCGTCTCAGGCGGAAAACCCGTTATCCGCTCTATGATTCCAAGGGGCTGTCTTGGGTCAGGTATCATCATCGCTACTCCTTCCTTTATATCCCGCACCTTCTCATAGCCCTTCTTTGCCTTGTTTGCGAAATCCACGACGCGCCAGTAGGCAGGCGAGCCGTAATGCTTTGTTGAAATAGACTGAGGGGATTCACCTTCCTTGGCTATGTGGGTTTTGGTTTCGCCTTCTTTTGAGAGCTTCTCCGCATCCTTGATACCGCCCTCCTCAGCCGGAGCGAATGCGGAGTTGCTTCCATTCTTTCCGCTATAGACAGGCTCCTTGGAAAGCGTCTCTTTTTCCGACCCGCTTAATGAAAATTCCTCCCCGGCCTCTTTATAAGAACGAAGTGCAAGGGCCACCGTCGCCTCGATAGGCGTGCCTTCACGGTCGAACATCGTGTATCGGGTAGAGACCGAGCCGATAACGCACGGAAACTGAAACTTCCCCCATGAAAACAGGCATACCGGCGGTGCAAGCGTCTCATCGGTCTTTTCAACCAGAGCCTCAAGCTTTTTTACCGCATCCCTTACATCGAAGCTCCGGTCGTAATTGTCGGCATTGAAGTAGACCTCAAGCGATAGGCTTCTCAGTCCGCCTCTTACAAACTGTTGAAGAGGGAAGTTAAGCCCGGGGATGCCTATCTCGGCCCAGTTCACTTCCTTTGAGCTTTCAAACTCGGGCGGATTGTACTCAAACCATATGGTATCGCCCTGAGGAATGACCGGGGTTATTGAGCCTTTCATAGAGCCTCCTTACCATCAGGGTTGGCAGGGTTGGCCACGTTTGAGTCTTTACAAGGGAGTGGCATCATCCTTCCACCCCTATCAAAAGAATTGAACATGGCTAAACGTGGTGGTTCCTGTGGCATAACCTTATTTCCTTTCCCGTCTCCGCTCCAAGAGCTTTGCCAATTCCCGGTCTATCTTTAATGCGGCGGTCTCGTCAATCTTCGTTGCATGGATGACTATCGCACCCGGCTGAATGTTTATCGACTGGTCGATGTTTCCGCCTTGTGGAGCCGTAAAGGCCGGAGCAGGTAATGTAGAAGACCCTGTAGGAATCGCCGGTCTTATTGTCGCTGTCTGTGGAGATGCTTGCATAGAAGGAACTGCTATCTGAGCAGTAGTCACAGGGCTTGCTTTCTGAACAGCACCTATATTGCCGATGACGCCCGGCTGACTTACGATAGGTGATGGGACTTCTTTAGGAGCTACCGGGGCCATGGTCTTAACCGCCTTCAGGCTCTCAGGTAATAGGACATCGGGAATCTTTGAGACCACCCATGAAATCTTTCCCCATATAAAGTCGAGCACCCCGGCAATCGAATCCCTTATCGAACCGAATGCGCCTGAGACGGCATCTTTGATTGATACGAATGTCCCGATGAGACCTTCTCTTAGGGCGTTAAAGCCCGTCATGATGAGACTTACAGGTGCAAGCATCACATCCGTGATAATTCCCCAGTTGGAAGAAATCCATCCGATAACGCCTGAAACGATATCCCTTATGACCGTGAACGTCCCGGAGAGTTCTTCTTTAAGAGTGCCCCAGCCTTGAAGGACAAGATTTACGGGGGCAAGCATAATATCTTTAATAGTCCTCCAATTGGAGGCAATCCAAGTTATGACCGATTCGACCGCATTTTTTATCCTTCCGAAATTGGCAATCAAAATCCCGATGGGGCCGAGTAGTAAAAGCATTCCTGTTTTGACGAGACCGAAATATGGCGCGAGTTTTCCCATGAGCCATTCGCTTAGCTCTCTCGCCTTAACGATTAAAAACGCAAAGCCTCTTATAAGCCATGTGATGACAGTCAAGACGAGCTTGGTCGGCGTCACAAGGGCATAGCCGATGATTTTGCCTAAGACCTTTGCTGTCTCACCGAGCATGCTCATCCCCTTGTTTCCCTCAAGAGATATCCCAAGAAGCTTGCCAATTGATATGCCTGCCTCGATAAGAGGAGAGAATGCTTCTTTCAATGCCTGCCAAGTCATTTGGAAGGCCGATATAAGCGGATACAAAGCGGACTTGACCCCTTCCCAAACTCCTTTAAAGAACGACCAGATAACCTTCCCCGCGCTCGTCACAATCGCCCCTATGCCCATGAAGTTGGTTTTGAAGGCAAGATATAAAAGTGCTATGCCGACTGCAATAGCCGTAACCGGCCAGAAGGCGGCTGATATCAATCCGCCAAGGGCAACAGCCGCAGAGCCTAACGAGACAAACCCGGCTGAGACCATTCCCAAGATTGCAGGGATGCCTCCGAGAGCGCCTATAAGGCCGACCACGGTAAGAATCGGCCCGACTATCAAGGCGGCCACGGTTGCGATTGCCCCGAATAAGACAATGGTCTTTGTGAGCGCGGGATGTGCGGTCAGGAACTCCCTTGCCTTGCCTGCAAAGAGGGCAATCTTTCCTATAGCAGGCGTGAGTATAGGCATGAGTTCTTGGCCTAAAGCTATTGCGACATTCCTTAAACCTTCTTTCATTGCCGAGAATGCAAAACTCAATGTCTGAGACTTCTGGGCAAATGCGGTCTGTAGCATGCCGCCAGACTTAAGCTCCTTACTCCATCCCTCAAGGATGGTTAAATCCGATGCCAGAAGGCCGCCGAGCTTCGCAAATGCCTCCTCTCCGGTTATGGCCTTAAGCGCCGCTTCCCGCTCTTCATGGGTCACATGGGCAAGCCCTGTTTTCATGTCCGCAAGGACATCGAGTATCGGCCGCATCTCCTTTGTAGTCGAGTCATAAACCTGAACCCCGAGCTTGGCCAATGCCTCCCTCGCATCCTTGGCCGGTGCGGCAAGCTTGGTCATGACCATCCTGAAGGCAGTACCCGCCTCGGCCCCCTTGATGCCTTTGCCCGCAAATCCGGTAAGTACTGCGGCCACGTCCTCAAGAGGTATCTTCATCTCAACCGCCACCTTCGATGCCTCTTTCATAGCCTCGGCCATCTGGGGAACCGTGGTCGCCCCAAGCATCGAGGTTTTGAAAAAAACATCAGCCATCTTCCCTGCGTTCTTTACATCCATCTCGAATGAATGAAGCGCATCGGATAAGGACTCGACAACAATGGCAGGCTCCATGTTCACCGTCTTTGCAAGCATCAAGGCTGATTCGCTTAAAGCCCTGAACTGCTCGGTCCCTGCCTGAGCACCTGAGGATAAGACCTGATAGAAGGACTTGTTTATGTCTGCGGCGGACATACCGAATTTTGTGGACATAGAGATAGCCAAGCCCCCAAGCTCCTTTTCCATCTTTTTAAACGCATCTCCTGTAAGCCCTGTCATTGTCATGGTGTCTATAAGGGCATCTTCAAAAGTAGAGGCCGCCTTCGTGATTCCATAAAGCGTGGCGGCTCCTGCGGCTCCGAATGCGGTAAGCCCCATGCCTGCCTTACCGAGGTTTGCAAAGCCAAGCTCAAGACGGGCCGCCTTCTCGGTTGCCTCATCTGCGCTATTGCCAAGACTGTTTATGGCCGCCTCAGCTTTTTTAATCTCGGCCGAGGCCTTGTCCTTCCAACTAAGAAGGACTCCAAGCCCTATGACATCCGCCGTCATCTATCTTTTTCCTCTCATGCCTTTTGAGATTGCCTTGTTGATTTTCTCTATCTCCTCTATCCATCTATGCCGCTCTTTACGGGACATATTCATGCACTCAGCCCTCGACCAGTGGAAGTGATATGCAATCACCGCAACCTCTGGATAGAGCCCTCCGGTATCGAGGTTCAAAGACCCCACTGCCGGGAGCATCCCGAATATACCGGGCAGCCCGTGGCTGCTCACTTGACGAAAAAATCAGCCATATCGAGCATCGCCTTGAACTTATGCCCGCACTCAGGGCACTCGACATCTATCTCCATGTCAGGGCCGGAGTCTATCTCCTTGAGCTTCATAATGAGAAAGTCCCGGTCACTCTTGAACATGTTGGCAGTGACAGCCGTGTCTATCTTCGGCTTATCCAGAGAGCCGAGCTTTACAATTACCCTTGCCAGTAGGGCAGTAAGCATCTTGGCCGGATTGCCCTTGAATTGAGGGTTGAGCATCGCTTCCTGATCCGCCCCGGTAATCTCCCTAAGCGTTATCTCTTTATGGAGCGTCCCGTCCTTGTCCACATAGCCCTTTGGAAGCTCGTATGTATACTCCGTCTTTACGACATCGTTCTGTTTCATTCAGTCCTCCTATCCTTTCACTATCAAGTCAAGCCCCTCGTGCTGTATCTCGATGGACTCGACCGCGCTGTCCGATGATGAGGCATCAAGCTCAGGGGCCGTGTATTTGGAAGGCCATGCATCGAATACCTGCCATCTCTTTACCTCTTCGCCTTTTTCGTTTTGCTGAATGACAGAGATAGGCTTTCTGTTGCCCTGAGCGCCGTCACGCTTTATCTTCTGCCTCCATTCCCAGATCTCCTTGTCATAGGTCGAGCCCTGCTCAAGCGTGATGGCTGAGTAGGAGTTCAAACCCGCAAGCTTCCTGACCGTGCTCTGGTCGCCGCCCTCTCTGTATTCGCGGACTTCGGTCTCTTCCTCAAGCCCGGATACTGTCATGAAACCGGCCCGCTTGATGCCTTCGATTTCGACAAGGAACTTAAATCTCGGAAATGGATCAACCCTTGCATTTGCCATATACATGCCTCCTTTAGCTCATCTCGATTATTTCTTTGCCCCCGTCCCACTGGCCGATTCTGAAGATTACGAACTCGGCGGTCTCGACTATGTTGACGCCTATCTCGGTAATCACCTGCCCGGCGATTCTTACCTCAGCCGGGTTGGTCTCCTCGTTGCAACGGACGTAAAAGGCATCCTCAGGGGTTTTTCCGAACAAGGCCCCCTCCATCCACTGGCGCTTGAGAAACGCCGAGGCCGAGCGGATTATCTTTCCCCAGAGTACTTCGTCATTGGGCTCGAATACCGCCCATTGGGTGCCCTCGGCGATGGACTCCTCTATGAACATGAGGAACCTCCGTTTGTGGATGTACCGGAGATTGGGATTAGAGGACATCGTCCTTGCGCCCCAGACGCGGATGCCCCGTCCCCTAAAAGAACGGATGCAGTTCACCCCTGCAGGGTTCAGAATCTCCTGCTCGCCGTCTGTTACGTTGTACTCGAGCCCGATTGCGCCGAAGACCACCTCGTTTGCAGGGGCCTTATGCACCCCTCGTTCTCCGTCGCTCCTTGCAAATATCCCCATGATGTGGCCGGAAACGGGTATCGCCTTTGTGGTCTTTGTAAGCGGGTCGCTTATCAGAATCCGGGGGTAGTAGTAATACCCGTATGAGGAATCGAAAAACTCCCTGAATGCCTTTGTCTCCTGAGGCGTTTGGTTCGGGGGACAGTCAGCCATAAAGCCGCAATCTCCACGGCCTCCACAGTAGTCAATCCCTGCCTGAACGACCGTCTGAGAGGTTATCCCCGGTATGGCGATGGAGTTCACCTCGTCCACGTCGTCAAAGGCATAGAGGCCGGATTTGTTTGCCTGAGAGCCGATGTAGTCGGAATCGGTGATATCCGAGGCTCCGTCCAAACCGTCAGTGAAAACGATATTGCTCTGAACCTGAGGCTTGTTAAGAGCAAGACTGTCCACCTGAATATAGTTGGACTTCCCGTTGATGACGTTCTCGATATAGTTTTCCTTTGAGCTATCCATCGATAGGTCATCCCAGACCTCGACGGTAGAGCCTTTCTCTTTGACCGTGAGCCTGAACTCGTTGGCGGGATCCTTCTTGCCGTCGGCTATGTCTATGGAGAGGTCGTTCCCCCAGAGACCCTCGTTCAGTGCCTGCACCCTAATGGTGTTTACCGGCGTTGCCGCTCTGTCCTGAAGGTCGACCGAGGCTATCTTTGCCGAGGCGGATGCCACCCGTGTTACAAAGCACCTCTTGCCCTTGTTTAAGAAGAACCCATATACCCCATAGGCAAGGTATGAGTCCCGCCTATAGTCCCCGAAGTGTTTTACGAACTGAGACCAGTTGGTTACGAGCATGGGCTTGTTAAGCGCCCCTCTCGTGGCAATCCCCACAAATCCGGCTGTCGATGTTCCCACGCCCTCTATGGGATATGCCCCGCTTGGAATCTCCTCTACAAAGACCCCGGGCCTTAAGTATTCCTTTGACATATCTATGTCCTCCTTTCCTTGGCCTTAAGAATCCGCTCTCTTACAAGCGGGATAACCTTTTCATCTCTTGCATCGAGCCTCGTCTTGACGACTATCCCCAGAGCCTTCGCAAAGCTCCTCCCCTTGGACAGCTCCCTGAAAGAGATGTCCCGATGGAGATAAAGCTCTTTACCGAAGACGACAGAGGTCATCACCGGATGCTCGTCTATGAAGTAAACGACTTCACCTAAAAGAAGCCTGTCGTCCCGGCTCTTATCCGTATGAGCCGTAATCTGGTAGTGAAGATTGTATGGCCTTGAATTGCCCTTTACCTTTGCTTCCATTGTTGAAATATTCTTCTCGACTTTCCGCTCATTATCCGTTCGCTCGAAGTCCTGCCTGAAATCCGTAAGTTGTAGCGTCAGACACGGAAGAGTAAGCTCTGCAAAATCCGGGTCGGGCGTTACGACCTTCAAGGGCACGGGATTTCCCTCAAGGCTTATTGCCTCAAGTCCCTCTTTCAGCGTCCGTTCTATATCTGTCAGAAAGTTATCCATCACTCGCCCTTCAGGGTCTTATCCACCGCTTCGGTGAATAGTTCCTTGGCAATGCCCTTCTCTTTGAAGTCCAGAAACGAGGGCTTGATAAACGGCCTTCCCGGAATGAATATCTCGGTGGTCTCAGCTTTGAGGTGAAGCCCCCTTGCATGCAAATACGCCCGCATCTTAGGGGTGACCTTTATCCTCGTTCCTTCCTCTCGCTCATGAATTGCGGCGATGTCGGTGCCGTCCTCTGCCTTCCTGTGAACGCCCACGAAGACCGCGTCTTTGGCAAGTACACGAAGCCCCACAGAGCCAAGAAGGTCGCCATCGTCTATCAGGGGCTTACTTGAGCCTTTCTCTTCGACCGTGAATCCATGAAGCGGACTCATGCCCTTACCGTCAATAATCCGGCCCTTGATAATAGATTCGAGCTTGAGCCCTGCTCTCATGAGGGCAACCGTGCAGTTTTTCGCAATGCTCCGGTCGTATTTCCTCATGATGCCTTTGAGCTTTCCCCAGTCCCCGAACCTGCTCATCTATATCCCCTTCAGAAAGACCATAGTCAAAAGAAACTCATCTCCGATGCTTGAGGTCTCTTTGATATGGGCTATCGAATAGGCGCTCCCTTTGAAATTCACCCTTGTTGAGAAATCGAGCTTTATTCCGTTTGCCCTGAGGTCTTCGGTCTTGAATGTCGCCCTGCCGTCGGTGTCTATGACCCCTCCGCCCGGAAGAACGAGCCTCTCTTTTGCGATCTTCACCCGGCCCTTGACGACCACCGGCGGAAGGTATCTCTTGGCCTCGACCGCCTCGTCATAGAGGTCGTCCTTCACGGTCGTATTCCTATCGAGCACCTCTATAGAGACATCCGAGGCGAACTCGTCAAAGAGCGGCGAGAGCACATCGTCCCATGCGTCCTTTATCCCGTCCTTGATTCCCATCAGACCACCGTTATGTCCATGTCTTTTCTGAATTTCAAAAGCATGGAGTCTATGAGTTGACTGCCCGTGCTTACCCGTCTCGTATCGCCGGTTACCGACCTCGGATACTCGAACTCCACGGAGATGTCCTCAATCTTTGCCCTCTTGAGGCCGACCGCGTTTCTTGTCGAGTTCGATGCGGCTTCCGCAAGGTCAATCTCGGTTTTTATCTCACGCAGAGTATCGATAGAAAGCTCCAAAGAGGCGCGGCGTACCTCAGAAGGGATGACCGCAAACCCGAACTGTCCGAAGACCTCGACGTTCTGCGGGCCCTCTGGGAATACGCCCCTTACAAGCTTTATGTAGCCGGAGTCTCCGTATACCTTGTAGTCGTAAGAGTGAAGGGTGTCCCCGTCCACCTTGAGGGCAAGGACTGCTATAACCGGCCTGTCATCGAGGAATACGCTCGGCGTCCCTTCGCCATCGAGGGAGTAGGTCGCTTCCCGCCTCCAGAAGTTCCGGTTACAGAAGGCATCAATAAGCTCCTTTGCCCTCTGTATGGCAGTCCTCACCTCGTCGTCAGTGGCCATCTCAGGCGTAATGCCCCTGTCCCGTAAGTCCGAGACAGAGCAGTATCCGATGCCATATAGCTCGGCCGCCGTGGGGTAGACCCAGAGCGTATCGCCCCAGCTTTCGGACAATGCCCTTGCCTGGCTAAAGGTAAGCTCCACGGTATCCGGGGCGGCATTGACCTCGCCATAGTCGGCCTGCGTGGCGTGGAACTCTATGAGCGCCTCATCCCCAAGCGGGCCGAGCTTCCACCTGCAGTTGGGCTTATCCCAGAACTTGGGCTTGCCCTCTATCGTTACCGTTTTCCAGAATCCCATTTATCCCTCTCTATGGCTGGTTCCATGACCTTGAAAGCTCCTCCGCCTCTCGGCGGGTAAGCTCCTGGGTGTCGATGTCGTTATTAATCTCGTCATAGTCCGTCCTCGAACCTGTAAACTCGATAATCGCTTCAAGGCCGTCAGGGCCTATCCGGTAGTGGCAACCGGGCCTGTCCCAGAACTTAGGATGTCCGTCTATGACCTTTGTCTTCCAGTAACCCATGTCTTTACCTGTTCGGGTCGAGGCCCGATATCGCACGATAAATATTCGATATCCTCATCTCGTCCATGATTCCCTGAAAGAAATAACCTCCTGAACCGCACCCGATGAGAAGGTCGCTTGTGTTTGCATCGGGAGGACTGGTCGTAAATGCCGAGACCGCATCCTCGATGCCGTTAACAACAAGCGAGAGATAACCCGCCTGATTGCGCTCGAATGCGACATGCATCCATCCCTCGATGCCGTAGTTCCATCCGGTAGATATCTGCTGTATTGCATTACCCGACCAGATGCCCGCATTGAACTTGACCTGCCTGTCCTTCTGTCCCTGCTGTGAAAGGCCAAAGAAGAGCGAGCCGGGCTTTTCGATGATTCGCTGGGTGCCGCTGTATTCAGGCCATAACCACGTCTCGATACAAAATCCAGAAAGGTTGAGCATGGGATTATGCGGGACGACAACACGGTCGTTTATCCCGTCAAAGTGAAGCCCATAGCCGTACCTGCCCGAGTCCCATTGGGCGCTCTGTATCTCCCCGTGGTTGTGATAGTCCGAGTAATCGACCGCGCTTATGCCTTCGCCCTCGTCGAGTTTTAGTAAGAGCACCGTATTCGGGTCTCTGTCATATCCTCCGGGGAATAGCGATATCCTCGGCACCCTGCCTGCCTCCCCTGTTCCCATAGCTGAAAGCCCGAATGCCCTATTCATCATTCAAGCCCCGTTACATAGACCGCCCCGGCGGTATCAACCGCCAAAAAGTCCAGTCTCGTAATCCCTGTAAAGAATGAAAGTTCAAGCTTGTCCCCTCGCTTGATAAAGCCCCTCTGGTTTGCTGTAGTTAGTTTGGTTCCAGCATCGGCATCGCTTATCACCGAATCAACCCAGTACATATCCTCCTCGCAATAGATGCGGACATGTTTCTTAGAAGAACTGAATGCAATGGAATTGCTTGCCGCCAAATATGAGGTCGAGACAGCGGGCTTTTCCCTATGCTCTCTTGCCCCGCCGACAAGTGAGGATATGATGGTGTCCTGCTTGGCTTCCGTAGCGGCCGCCGCCGTGATCTTGTTCAAGACCGCACTTAAGGTCACCTCTGTCGAGAAGTCCTTGGCAAGCAAGGCATCCTGCTTGGCCTCTGTAGCCGGAGTCGCTATAATCTTGGCAAGGATGGCCGCAAGCGTGGCCTCCGTGGCGAAGTCCTTAGCTATGAGGGCGTCCTGCTTCGTCTCGGTAGCAGGGGTCGAAATGAGCTTATTCAGGATTGCCAAGAGCGTTGTCTCTGTAGAGAAGTCCTTGGCAATAAGGATGTCCTGCTTGGATTCAGTAGCCGGAGGGTTCAGGAAATACCGATTCCATATCTTGGCAAGCGTGGCCTCGGTAGCGAAGTCCTTTAATAGAAGCACATCCTGCTTTGCTTCAGTAGCGGGAGCCGAGATGAGCTTATTGAGAATCTGGGCAAGGGTCGTCTGCGTTGCAAAGTCCTTTGAAAGCAAAAGGTCTTGCTTTGCCTCCGAGGCCGGAGCAGCAATCAGCTTGGCAAGTATCGCCTTGAGCGTAAGCTCCGTTGCAAAGTCCTTTAAAAGAAGTTCTGCTTGCTTGGCCTCTGTAGCCGCGCCATCTGGTAGAGGCTGTTTGTTGAGAATGACCACTGCCCCGTTTTCGCCTATGGCATCGGGCCTTATCTTGAGCCTTGCAGGGGAGTCTGGGTCGGCAAGCTTTACCGAATCAATCGTCACATCTCCCTGAAGGATAAGCTGGACGGTCGTCCTTATCGCCTCCTGCGCGGCGTCATATACGGCCTGAATGATGTCTTCAGGTGATTTAGGCGGCATCGCTTATCCTTTCCTGCCGAACCAGAAATAGAAGCCCTCGTCGTCCTTTTCTTCTTCAAGCACGGTAAAGCCGTTTTCCATGAAGAGCCTTCTAATGGCGTCCGGACTAAAGTAGAAAAGCTCCTTATCATCGAAGTCCTCAGTTATCTCCCGTAAGTGAACGCAGGCAAGTCCTCTGGGCTTAAGAATCTCATTCAGTTTTAGAACTGCCTGCTTAGGGTCTGAAAGCTCCCCGAAGTTATCCCAAAATAAGACAAGCTCAAACATATTAGATTTGAACCCGGCGGTATCGAGCCATGCCTCTTTGACATCGAGATAGCTTGCCTTTGCGTACTCGACAGCGTTCCTGCTCGTGTCTATCCCGTCTATATCCCAGCCGTACTTCTGGAACTCCCTAAGCCGGAAACCGAGCCCGCAGTTCACGTCGAGGACGTTCTTGCCAAACGAGTTCAAGGCCGCTTCCCTTCCGCTTGTGTGCTTGTGATAGCCCTTCATGACTTCGATGGCTGCATGGGACTGCTCTTTAATCTCCGCCCCATGCGACCCCGTCATGGAATTCTTAAACCTGTTATTCCTCTGGACGGCCAGGTACCCAAGCGAAGGCCGGGGGTTCTGAAACAAAAGTCCGCAGTCCTCGCACTTGCAGATAGAGAGGTCTCCCGTCTTCTTGAACTCCCCACCTCCGCCATCACAGACAGGGCATCTCACCGTCCTCACGGGTTCAGAAGCAGGCGGCTCTTCGCTCTTTACCTTCGCTTTAGCCATTCGTTATGCTCCGACCGAAATCTGCTCTGCTATGCAGACCGCATCCGTTTCCTCATAGGTGCAGTCCACCTTGCTTGTAAAGGCGTACTGCCTCACGCGGGAGAAGATGTTCTTGTCCCTCTCAAGCGTCATCGAGCGGTGGATGCCGGTTATGAGGTTCTTCTTGAGCGTGAGTATCGCAAAGGTCATGTCGTTATGTGCGGCTCCGCCTATGCTCTCCGAGATGTTGCTTGGAATCATGGGCACGCGCACAAGCGGGATGCCCGCATAGGTGGCCGGGGCGTTCTCAAGCAGAAACTTGTCCCCCGCCGGAGTCGGCCTCTGTCCGAGGAGCTTCTTGTAGTTATGCTCGAACTTGGGGCTAACGTAAAACCGGAGGTCGTTATAGTCGCGGAGATACTTCTCAGGCATTATATCGAGGAGCTTGCCCAAGACATCCGTCGAGATGCCGTTTCCGCCGTGGTTATAGAGATGCCCGCTTGCCTTTGCGAGCTTTCGCCATCCGTTTGTGAGCTTGAGGTATGTGTCCGTCGGATGGTCGACGTCACCCATGATGTAAAGCTCCTCGTGATCCATCGCTATCTGCGTGGCAAAGAGCTTGATGATGGAGTCCTCGAGGTTCTCGCCTTCGATGTTGTCCTCGAAGACATCATAGGTAATCTCAAACGGCGTCATTATCTCCGCCGTATCGAGAGTCACCTTGCTGAACGTGGCCTTCTGCCTCACCCCCGGGTCTTGCCCCTCGGTTGCCGGAACCGATGCCCTTGCCCCGATGCCTATCTTGTTGATGTCCCTCTTCCGGGACTTCATCGGTATCTGCCTTGCGTCCTTAGCCATAACCGATAAGTCCTGAAGATAGGTTATGAATTTGTCCGCCTGCTCGGTGTTAAGCTCCCCGCCACCTGCTATGAGGTCAGCGGTCTCAAGCGCCTTCTGTAATAGCTCGTTCTGATTCATCGTTTATCCCCCTTCTGGTTAAACCAGTCCTTTCCACATAGATTTGCCCTTGCCCTCACCTGCAAGGGCGTCCTGCCCGTCAATCGAAGTCTTTATTGCAGGTACTCCTTCAATGGCATCGAGCCTTTTTGAAAGCCTCTCGATTGTTCCGGCCAGAGTAGGCTCGCCGTTGTCCTTACCATCAGGCTCGGCCATGCCAAGGGCCTTTGTTATCTTTCCTATCGAATCCTCAAGCGAGTCTAACTTCTTTACGAGGTCGCCATCCTCCGCGTTGTCCTTCTTCTCGCTGTCCGGAGTCTCGGCCTCGGCTATCAACTCCTGAAGCTTCGTAAGGAGCTTCTTTATCCGCGAGAGCTGTCCGGTGCTTATCTCCTTTATCTTCCGGCCCGCCTTCTCGAACTCCGCCTCATCATCGCTATCGTCCTTCCCCGCCTGTTTGCACGGGCAACCCTTCTCCGTGGTGCTCAGGATGGTCTTGACCTCCTCAAGCATCTTCTTGCGCTTGTCGTCCTTCTCGCCCGCCAAGAGCTTATCGAGCAGAAGTAAAGCCCGCTTATCCGGAGAGGCCTTGGCCTTCTCCACCTCCGGCGGCTTTACGCTCTCTACCGGCTCAAGGTCTCCCGATGCCTCGACCAGTTCCTCTTCAATGATTTCTACCTCATCAGCCATATCTATCCCTCCTTCCATATTGGCTTCCATTTCCTCTATCTCGCCTCCACCCGATTCGTACTCCTCAAGGGCCTTCTCTATGTACCACCTGAGAGCCCGTGCTTTCGGATTAGCAGGCACTGCCACGAGCGAGACCTCAAGGAGTTGCATCTTGAATATCACGCGGGCGTATTGTTTAAGCTCCGGTATCCACTCCTTCTTGGCATCGAGAATCTTCCCCCTGATGGAGAATTTATTCAGAACTCCCTCTGTAATCTTCTGCCAGATATCGGGGGCGGTCTTTGAGATGAATATCTTGAGCCAGAGTCCGCCCTCGCGGGCCTCGGACTTTTCGACCTTGCCGATTGCCTCATCGGCATTATGGTTATGAAGCACGGTCGAGTTCTCGATAAGGTCCTTGGCCGATGCCTCGATTGCCTGCTGGGTAATGATGTCTTCCTGAAGGTCGAAGTCGCTTGTTGCGGCAAACCCCTCGACAATCCAGTTGCCCTCGTCTTCGTAAGCCTTCTCTATATCTAAAGCGCACTCAAACTTAATTGCCTGCACTCAAGTTCTCCTTTTCCTCAAAAGGCAGATTCATATGCGGGTCTGCCTGACCTCGTGCCTTGCCGAATACAAGGTTTTCGTGTTGCTCTTCGTCACGGCCCGACGGGAAGCCCGATGTCTGCCGGTAGGTAATCTTGTATTTCTTCACCATCCGCTTGAACTTGCCAACCTCGGCCGCCCACGGCACCTGACAGTTCCGGGCTGAGGAAACGAAGATATGCCCTGTGCTCTTACAGAGCCTGTGAAGGATATCCACCGCCTCTTCCTTCTTGAGGTCTTCCTCTTTCCACTGCTCTTGCAGAAGTACCGAATTGGAGACTTTGTAAGAGTTGAAATAAAGCACATGCCCCTTGTCCTTCCTGAAAAAGGGCGGGTCGAAGTAAACGACATCGGACTTGGGGAACGTCGTCTTCCGTGCATCGAGGTTTGTAATCTTTCCCTTGCCGCCAATCTCACCGATAAGGCCGTTTACCTCTTTTATGGCATGACCGAGGATGCGCTTCACATCGGGAATGGTCTCCCAGTTGCGGGTGGAGTAGCCGCTCCCTGAATCCGAGTACATGGTCTGAAGGAGCCGGGATGCAATCGCCCGGGCCGTATGGAGCTTATTGCCAGTAAAGTCCTTTGTGGCAAGCACAAGGCCGTCTATATACCTCCGAATCTCCCGCTTACGGGGATACATTCCTTTCCACTCGGTCGTTAGCCATCCGTCCTTGGGGGAGGTGTTTACGAGCTTCTCGATCTCAGTCTCTGAAAATGCCGCTCCTTCGAATATGCCCTTTGAATACCAATAAGGGACGATGGAGAGGTCGTTGCCTGTTACCCGATAGCCCTTTCTTGCGGCCTCGATAAGCACGGACGAGCACCCGCAACATGGGTCAAAGACGGTGCCGCCGTCTTCCGGGAACTTCTTTGCGATGTAGTCGGCAAACCGCCTTTTGTTGCCGATGTAATTCGCCTTATCTATGATGTTCTCTTTCATATTCTCACCTACTCAATCGTTACGGTGCACCTGCACGAAGCGTGCAATGGGGCTATCCCGATACCATTATCCTCAAGCCAGCTTGTGGGCTTGCCGCGCATGTATTCCCTGCCTGCCGATGTCCGGATGTAGAAGTCATCCTTGGCCTTGTCATGAGAGGGCCATGGCGATATCCACTCGATATCGGAAGGAGACTTCTCAATTGCCATCCTTACCCGGCTCATCATCCTTGGGACGCTGAACTCAAGGCCGTCGAGATAAGAGCACCGGCTACATGTCCTCTCATCGCCGACCGCCCGCCAGATGTAGGTTTCTATCTCGGCCTCTTCCATAGAGAAAAGGCTCCCCCAGTTGCGGGCACGGTTTACGCTTGCCGATGCCACGCGGTTATAAAGCTCCATCTTTCCGGGAGCTTGAGAACTGCCGAACGTAAGGTCTCTGAGTTTCTTTGCAATGTCCTTTCTACCGAGGCCGTCCTTTAAGCCCTGAGTGATGGTCTCCTTGAAGCTGTCCCTCATATGCGAAGGGAAGACCTTCCCAATCCAGAACCTGTCGTGCTCAACCATCCAGTCCAATGCGGCCCTGTGAGCCTCGTCAAAAAGCGTCTGGATGCCCTGAGGGATTCCCTTCATGGCCTTGCCAGCCTTAAACGCCCGGAAGAGATACTTCTTTGCCTCAGGCTCGAATTTTTCTGCGAGGTCTTTGCCGAGTATCCTTTCCGCCGACTTGAGGAGCTTCTCAAGGTTGCCGGTCAAATCGAGATTTTCAAAATTGAGATACTGGTTCTTAAGAGCCTTCTCAAGCGTTGCCCGGTATATCCTCTGGAACGCCTCTATCTCATTGGCCGCCGCCTTGGAGAGTAGGGCATCGCCAAAGATGTCCGTTATCAGCCTGTCCGCCTTTATGAGGCTTTCAGTCTCTATGACTGCCATTTCCACCGATGCTTACTCCTCTCTTTGAAAGTTCCTCTCGTATAGAGCCCTGTAAGGTCAAAAGTGAATCGACCAGCTCCCTTGCTGGCTCCTGAGCAACCATGGGCAACCTTACTCCGCCCTCGGCAAGGGTATCGAGGCCCAGAGGCCCCATGCTCGACATGATGAAAGGCACATCCGCACCCGGATGCTTAAGCGGTTTTTGAAGCATCATCTTCCGGCCTTCATTTATCGTGAGGACTCCAAGACGGATGAGCTTCTGGACTATCTCGGCAACCTTGCCCTCATCCGTAACATCAATCTCCTTGAACTTAAGCTCCCAGTCCTCGATGCCGAACCCCTGATTGATGAGGAAGTTGTTTATCCGGTATTCAAGCCGCGTCTGCTTGGGCTCGATGACGTGGTACTTGAATATCTCCTGCTGGGTCTCGCCTTCGCCTCCCCCACCGAGGCCGCCTTTCTCGGTTAAGCCGATAAGCCTTCCGGGCACGCCATGAGCGACTCTGATTTCCTCGGCATTGTCGTTTCTGAACATCCGGAAAGAGGCGTCCTTGATGTCCACAGAGAGGGGCTTGATTTCAATGTCCACCTTCTCGCCTTCTTCCTGAACGACTTCGAGGATAAGCGTCTTATGCGCCTGCCCCTTGATGTGGGTGCGGAAGTATTCTTCTATGCGCTTACGGGTTCCACGGGCAAGCTCTCCGCCCTTAACGATGATTGCATACTGGGGGATGGCGTTATTGTCGAAGAAGTTGATATTGAAGTCCCCGGCCTTCTTGTTGCCGATAAGTGCCCTGAAAGCCGGAAGGAAATCAGGAAGTCCGTAATAGCTCGAACGGGGATGATAGTTCTTGATGTGGATGACCTCGTTCAGAAGCCGTCTCTCAGCAATCGGCTTGTCCTTGTCGCGTGGGTCATAAGCATCTGGACTCTTGGGATCAGAGCTAAAATTCCGGAAGTAGACGAGCTTGTTGTCCCTCTGCTGGATAAAGCCCTTCTTGTCTTTCCGAACCCGCATCGTGACAGCCGGAATATGGTAAATCTCCTTAGGCGGGCCTTGACCGAAGCGATTACGGACAATCTCGAAGTATCCGTTGCCGAGGGCCTCGAAGTCGGTAAGGACATTCTCCAGAACCTCGCCCCATGTCATCTCGGAGTTAGGGAAGTTGAAGAACCTCCTGAGGGTCTCCTTGTTTTTCTCGTCGGGCTTCTCGATGCCCTCAGGAGATACGAAGTCAAAACCGAGACCTGCCGTGGTGATTGCCTTTGCCTTGACGCACCTGTAATGCCATGTGTTTATCTCAAGGAAGAGGGCGAGGGAGTTGAGATTGTAAGGCGGCTCTTTGGCCCCGGTCTTATCGTAATCCCATGTGTCTTCGGTAAGCTGTGTAGACCGACCGGCGGCATCGAGGGCTTCCTCTTTGCCTTTGCCAAGAACCTCTGCTTTGACCAAACCAGACATTCAGCCTCCTTACGCAAATAAAAAGGGCCAAGGCCCATACGCTTGAGTCAAGACTTTGTTCAAGCATAGGGCCTCAGCCCTTTGGAGGCTGAAGCAGACTCAAATCAAGATTTAGTTCAAGAACTTATTCGCTAATTTCTACTATAAGCATGACGCAGACAGATAGCAAATGTTTTTCGCTCTAAAGCAAAAGTTTTTCGTTTGAGCGCAATTACAACGTCCGCCATCTTCTTGAATAATCCCTGTGATAATTCGGATGAGATTCCCTCCATTTTCGCTCATAAGATTTCCTTCCCTCATCCCTGCATTGTTCACTACAGTTCTTTCGGTAAGGATGGAACTTGTCGGGCTCAAATGGTTTCCCGCATACCCGGCATGTGTTATTCCTGTTTTCCGCCATGACCATTCTATTGGCACTTCCCAAAAAGCACATCCGAAACAATCGCATCGTGCTGGGCGCGGATAAAGGTTCCCTCGAACTCCACCCGCCCGGTATAGAAGCGGTTACCGAGGATGCCCCGGATAGTTGAAACCTGCCACTTGCCACCGCGCTTGGTCTTGATGCTGTCACCGTTGAGCCTGTCGCATATCCACTGGAGGGTCTTGCCCTCGGTCTTCCAAAGAAATATCTGCTCAATGACCTCCGCCTCTTCCTTGACGACGACAACGCCATCTCCATCCTTCGCATACCCGTATGGAAGCCAGCCTCCGATATAACCTCCCTCCGATGCCTTCTCGCGCTTCCCCTTGGAAAGCCTCTCGTATATAAGCCTTCCCTCGAACTCGGCTACCGAGGACATGATATTCCGATAAAGGGCTCCGGTCGGGGTGGAGGTGTCCACGCCTTCTCGCAAGAAGACGGTATCTATGCCATGCTTTCTGAGATAGCCGTCAATCTCGATAACGTCCTTCACAGACCGCCCGACCCTGTCTATCGAGGGGAAGACCACGACATCGAACCTGCCTTCCTTGGCGGCCTGTAGGAGCTTCTCAAGTGCAGGCCGGTCTTTCTTGTAACCGGAGACGCCTTCTTCCCGGTAGACCTCTACCAGCTCCCATCCCTTGTACTCGACATGCTTTCTTATCTCCGCCTCTTGGGCACCGAGGCCGTACCCGTTCTTTGCCGCCCGTTCCTGTGAGACCCGGATATACCCGGCGGCCCGGATAGCTATGTCGCTATGCTCTATCATCCTCTGTTATCTCCGTCTGCTTAATCTTGGCTATGAATTCGGCCACCTTAAGCCTCTTTTTGGCCTCCCTCTCGGCCTCTGCCTTGCTTGTGAAGATGGTGGCGTTTTCTTCTATCGAGAGGCCGCCCTTGAACCTAAGCCCGAGGGTCTTAATTGTCTCCTCCGAGAGAATGTCCTCAAGCTTGCTTCCCTCCACGGCGTCTGTCACAACATAGAACTTGTCATTGGGTCCGATTTTCATGGTGCTCCTCCTTTCGTTTTCTGATCCCATGACGCCGTGTTTACATAGTAAAGTCAAGCTCAAAGCGAAATCCGACCGTTTGTATTGCGAAAATTCCAAATCAAAATCATGCCCGTCATATTTCCGGTGTAGCCGGTGGTTTTCGGGTCGGGATTTTCTAACAAAATTTAGGGTAAGGCTTCCCGAATCCTGCATATGTTTAAAATTCCTTTTAAATATCAAAGCTTATAACCTCTCCCATGGTCGCATCGTTAAGCGAAAGGTGTTTGACCCTATGCGTCTCGGGCAAATCGATTTTGCTACAGTAACCACATATCCGTATACCTGCATATAAGCTATTTCTTCAAGCTCCAAGCCGCTTACACGATACTTGCCGTTACTTCCTTCTTCCTTCTCGGCTTGTCCCTGGTGATCCCAGCCGCATGGACAGCCAAGGCCATCGCCCAGAACTTATCGGCGTGGTGCCGCTCGTTCTTCTCGGTGTCATATCGAGAGTATCCGGCCTCGGTTGACGACTTCTTTATCGAATGAATCTGCGATGTAAGCTCTCTGTCCCTCGGTATCTGAATCTCCTCGTTCTCGAATACGATGTGAAGGTCAACAGCAAGCGTCTCTTTTATCTGGCCGATGAGGGCCACGCCTTCGACCCTTGAGCCGAACTCGGCCCTCATGTTTTCGGCAAGGTTCATTCCTATGCCGTGCCTGTCTATACAGAGCCTTCTAAATCTCTTTGAAGACTGAAGGAGCTTTTTAAGAGATGCCTCTTGAGCCTGAAACTTAGACCTGTCGTATGCTTTGCTCATACGGTAGTAGAGACGATTACCCTTCTTCTCAAGCACGATAAGCTCGGATTTATTTCTGGTACGTCCGACATCGAACCCGCAATACAAATCGCCCTGTGTATCAGACAGGAGTTTATCAATGCTCTCGTATGTAGCTATGTCATCATGGCAACATGAGAATATAAGCTCATATGTGAAGTAGGTCTGGGACTCGTCGTTGAAGGCAAGCTCGTATTCTTGACTGAAGTCTTCTCGTTCAAGTGAGTAGAAGATATCTATGATTACCTCTTTGCCAAATGCATGGACGCGTTCGGCAGTATCCATTTTGGCGGACTCTTTCCTTGCCTTCTCTATGCTGTGACAGAAGTCCGGGCACTCCCACCACGGGATAGACTGCCTTGTGAACATGGGGTATTTCTTTCTCTCCTGCTTCATGATGTCATGGAACAAGTCTCCGGCGGCGAGCGGGGTAGAGCCTATCGTCAACTGTCCTTCACCACGGGATACGATAGGAACCGAGGCCACATATATGGTGTGCTGTTTATGACCGTAGTGGGCAAACTCATCAAGGAAAACATCGGCGTTGTGCTTTCCTCTTGGGTCCTTGCATGGGTGGGATATGAGCCTTGCCCTGTTTCTTCCGGTAGAGTCCTCAAACTCGATTGATGTTCGGTTGTCTATGACCTTCTTCTTTTGCCATCCGAGGGGCAGGGAGTCATAGAGCATATTTGCATATCGTATCTTCTCTATAGCTTCCTCAAGGTTCATGGATACGAATATCGCTGTGTAAGTGTTCCTGAGATGAGCCTTGGCCAAAGCTTCAGCCGCACAGGTGAAGCTGAAGCCGACTCCTCTGGCCTTCTCCCTTACCCTGAACTTGGAGTTGTCGCTCAAGTGAATCCTCTGGTACGGGGTAAGCGACAGAGGCTTATCTTCGGAGCTCATAAGCCCCTGTATAAAGCCCTCCTCTGAAGAGAGCCACTTCATCAGCTCTTCTTCAGTCGGTTTCGATTTCGATATCACGCTTGGCATTTTTGAACCTCTCCTGTAACTCGGATAACGAGATGTCGTTCTTCACGGCAACAACGGTTTGATTGCCGGACGGATACTCTCCCTTCTCGATGGCAATCAACCGGCATAGTTCTCTGACCTCGGATAGGAGCGCCTTAACATCCGCCGGGGTCTTGGCTGTTATCTCCGGGAACTGGGTCTCAATCTTCTCGATGACCATCCGGGCGAGCTTGTCATATGTCTGCAATCTCTCCTTCTTAAGCATGAGACCGGATTGAAGCGACTGTGCTTCTTGCTCTTGCCAGAGCCGTTCAAGCTCTTCCTTCCACCCTTTATGCCGTCTTCCATTCCTGGCAACCCATCCGTTTTCCCACTTGGAGACCGTGTCTACGGCTATGTGAAGCTCTCTGGCGATGTTTGCAAGGCTCTTCCGCTCAAGTCTTAGCCTAAAGGCTTTCTCTCTCTTTTTCGGATGCGTGACCTTACCCATTTTCTTCCTCGTTGGGGTCTTCCTTTATCGGGCTTACCGAAAGCTTGTAGTTGCATTTGACCTCGACCTTTCCGTTGAGACCGCCGAGCTTCCCCCTCTCAATGAGCTTTGCTACTTCGTTTTCCTTGAAGACATAATCCACGAGGTCGAGACGACCTGCACGGTCAAGTGCATCAAGCAGAGCGAATTTGTCATGTACGACAAGCCCTCTGAAGTTTCTACGTATAACTTTGGCCGATGGAAGTATGACGGTATTCCGGTCGAAGCAATCGTCCCAGAGCGAGAGGAGTGCTTTCCTTATGCCGCCTCTGCGCTTTTTCAACCGTTCAAGTTCCTCTTCGTAAGACCATGTGGCTTCTCTTATTTCGTGCCTGAGCATCGCCACCGATGCACCCATACGCATAACGATCCGGTCAATCTGTTTTGTGAGCTCCATGTGCTCTTTGAGCATGGAGTCGATTTTCTCTTCGTTTTCCACTTCAATCCTCCTTGTTTGTTGCCGGTTTCAACTTGTCGATGATGGCCTTTTCAAGAATCTCGGCTGCTTCAATGCTGATTGGCCTGAAGTAGTGGTAATACCGTGAATTCTTTCTCGACTTCTTGGACGGGAAAGTGAGGAAAAACCTTCCGTCAACGTCCTTCTTGATTATGATGTCATCCAGAAAGATGGAATCATCAACCACGCATGAGGCCCAGCCGATAACACCATCTTCGCTCCTGTCAGCAAGCCTTATCTTGACCTCAGAGACCTTAAACCGTTCTGCCCGCATCGTTACCTCCTTGTTTATCTGAAGGGACTATCCAGCCCTTAAATTCCTTCTTTGCTTCATGAACCAGCTTGATGAAGTCTTTGGCATCTTTGTTCTTGCATAGCTCCCTTATCTCCGGCGGAAAGTAGATAGCCTTGTCCGGATGTTCGGCCCGGGCCTCTTTCAGGTACTTCTTCTCCGTGACCAGAAGTATCTGCTCGTTATCCAAAAGCCGGGACTCGATGACATACCACATCACCTCAGTCTCATCCTCAGCGACCATTTTTTCTTTCCGCTCAACTAAGTCTCTCATCATCATTTTCTGTTTTCCTCCGGTGCAAGTTGTTTTGTTTTATAAATCAAGGGGTTAACCCAGTTTTAGGGGTAACTTGCACCGTTTCTGGTTTATTCTCGTCCACTGTAAATACAAACCATTAACCCTCACTTTCATAGTGCCCTCTTTTTTTCGTTATTCGGTGCAAGTTACCCCTAAAAATGCCCTAACTCTTCGTTTTCAAAGGGAATATAACTTGCACCCCCTGCTTCAAAAAACTCCGGATTTTCTCGCTGGAACCTTCTCAGGAACCTATTGAACTTGGCCTCCTTCACAAAGCCGTGCCGTGTCTTTTCGATAAGCTCAAATTGCTTGAGCAACTGTATTACCCTTTTGACAGTGTCAACATGACAGCCCGTCTGGTCGGCGATGTCGTCACGGCGGAAAATTTTTGTAGTGCGAAGAATGAATATTATCTTTGGAAAATAGCTTTCGCCCTTGGGCGTATGCTTCTCTCTTTGCCACCTGTCTATGAATGCCTTCTTTATATCCTCGTAATCCATGAGCTCGCTACTGGCCCGCATGATTCGAGAGCAATCGTCTAAGGCACAGTTGTCGTTCGAGTAGAGCCTGTTGAGGAAATCATCGGCCATGCGTACATGTTGACGTTTTATGAGAAGGGTCTCGAACTTCTCGTCGGCCGAGACAAAGAGAGCGGCAAAGGCCGCCGACACTCTGGCAAGATTGTTTCTGGCGTCGCCACGGAGAAGAAGCGGCACTTCGACCGCGTACCCATATTTATCCTCCAGATGCATGGCACAGGACAAGCAATACTCCTCCGCCTCGGGGGTAAAAACAATCTTGTCAGGCTTGAGATTCCATGCCCAGTAGATAACGGCCCGCAACATCTCTGGTATTATTTTCCGCTGTTTGCTTTTTGATCGGACGCGGTTTATGAACGAGAGGTCCTTCAGGTCCCCTGAATTGGCGAATACAGCGATATCCATGCGCCGAACGATAAAGGGCTTAAACAACGTCCCCAGCGCCTCGCATCCGAAAAAGAACTTGTCCATAGTCTGATTCTTTTTCGGGTTTGCGATAAGAATAAGCCTCGTCTGAGTCTCGTAACCCTTGGACTGGACGCGGTCTACCTGTAAAAACCCTTCTTCCATCGCCTTGGCAATGGTGCTCAAATCCCATTCAGGGAGATGCTGGGCCTCATCAACTGCAAGGAGTTTCCGGGAGTTGGCAGGATACCGGCCTCTGCGAATCTGCCAGCCTTTCTGCTTGTGTTCCACGAGTGCATAGACGAGACCCGTGCGGGAGCCTGTAAGCCCCGAAAAGCTGTCTCCCACGTTTACGAACTCTGCAAAACGCTGATAAGTCTGTGTCTTCCCAGAGCCTGAGTCTCCGAGGATGCACGTAACGAGCCAGCCCCTTATGGTCTCGCCATTGAAAGGAATCCAGCGAGGCGAGCAGTAGGTAAGAAGAATCGAGACAAGGATTTCTTCACGCTCGAAGACGCGGGTCACGTTTTCCGAAAGGTCTTCGAGTACATCATCCCAGGAGAGGCTCTGAAATGCCCTCAGATGATGAATGTTATCTTCAACCCTGAAGCTCTCGAAGTCGCTCTCCATCGGTTCCATCTTCTCTATAAGAAGCGTTACCTGTTGTGTTTTGGGATGGCTCTTCACCCAACCGATGGCCGTATAATCACCGGGCTTGGGGTGCTCGCTTGAGAGGTAATAGACCCTCTTTTCAATGAGTTCCTGTTTTTTGCCGTCGATGGTCTGAATGATGTTCCCATTTTCGTCGCGGGCATGTGTGATACGGTTGACCTTCTGGTGACAGAAGAACTCCTTTACCGTTGTCCGTCTTTGTATCTCGATGCTTGGCTTCATTCCATACCGGCAACAAAGGGCCCTAAGCATCATGGTCAATTGAACATTCGTGGACATGCAGGAGCCGATATATTCCTGAGCGCCCCGTGGCACCTTGATAGGCTCGGCGCAATCGAAGCATTCTCCCTTCTTGAGCTTAGGGCAAAAGGTTATCTTGAATGCCTCTATTGCATGGAATGCCTCTGAAGTCTCGCCGCAGACCGTTATCTCACATTCGACCTTCTTATCGATAAGCTCCTTCTGTTCTATTTCTGTAAACGATTCGAGACGAATGACTTCTTCTTTATCTTCAGCTTCTTCGTATATGTGGACTGAAGCCTCGTCTATCATCTTCTGAAGATCGGCTCCAGTGAAGCCCCGCTTATGGAAGTAGTCTGTGATGTCCTTGTCGTCTTTATCGCCCTTTAAGGGAAGCACGACATTCTTGATAGAGCTTATCTCGGAGTTCTTGAACGCCTTGAGGACAGTATTTGCCCCGCCTTGACCTTCCTTATCGCAGTCATAGATGATGACCACGTCTTTGTCTTTGAAGTGGGGTATCCATTCAGGCCTGAAGACCGAACATCCATGTGTGCTTGTGACCGACATGATGCCTTCTTGTTCAAGAAGAAGCCTGTCCCATTCACCTTCACAGATAACAACCTGCTTTCCCTTATGTTTGATGAGTTCGTCAAGACCGTATAACCGGGCAGGGGAGCCGTACTTCCACTTGCCCTCGGTGTAGTTGATTATCTTCGGGTTCTTCTTGGCGTTATAAAGGCGGATGTTTACGATATTCCCGCGCTCGTCCCTTATCGGGATCGTGTTTCTCTGCCTTTTTACCTCCCAGCCTATTTGATACTTCTTTATCGTGGCGTCAGAGAGACCGCGCTTTTCTCTCAGATATCGTCTAACCTCGTCATTAAGGCTATCCGCCCATTGTTTAACCAGTTCCTCTTTTATGGGAGGACGCTTAGGCTCGTTCTCGAACGGTCTGGGGATTCCAAGTTTGTCTCCAAGCTCTAAGAGCGTGTCTTTGAAGTTCTGGCCGCTTGAATGCATGACGAAGTCAAAGGCGCTCCCTTTGCCGCATCCTGCGAAGCAGGCCCAGACAAGAGTCTCTTTGTTAAAGGCAAAGGAATTGTACTTGTCGCTGTGAAAAGGGCAAAGACCGGTTACCCAGCCGTCGGTGCCGTTCTTCTGATTCCGTATCTGGCCATAGACATCCTCAGCCTTTAGCTCAGCCAAGACTGTCTCTTTATATCCCTTCCATAAATCGTCTTTATCCGGCATTACCGTCTCCATGCTTTGAGTACTTCTCAAGGATTCGATAAACGAGTGCCCGGGCGTGGTGCCTGTCGGAAGCAAAGAAGATGTGGACTCCGTATTTGACCGACCACGAGATAAGGGAATTCATGGCCGCCTTGGGGTTCATTCTCGTAAACGACGGGGCTTGAAGGAAATCGTCAAGATTCGATTCGATAACTATCGCGCTATAGTCATACCCTGAGAGTCTCTTAAGCTCCTTCTCGAACCTTTCACGCCCTGCACCGAGAGACGAGAAGGCATCTTCCTTGCTCTTGCGTTCGACCGCAATCTTGTCTTCAAGGCCTAAAATCGAGTAATCGCCGGACTTGAGGGCCTGTACGACAGCTCCCCGGAATTTATAAGGGCGTTGTTCTCTGCTATCGATTACGATGGTAAACCCGTTTCTATCTCTCGCCATCTGTTGATCCTTTCGTATCAGCGTCTAAGCACTTTTTGCACTCATACCGTTTATGCTCATGGCACCAGAACAAGGTGCCTTGATGCCCGCATATATCCGGCTCGATATCCTCCGTGCCGGTCTTGCAATCTTCACATTCCATTTACGCCTCCATCTCTTTAAAGTAAGGAGCGGAGTGCCGGAACCGCCCCGACCCCTGGAGCTTGGGAAGCTCCCGGCTCTCTCTTGAGCCCTCCTCCGCGTCTATGACCCACTTCAAATCCTTGTGTTTGGGATATTTCCGTGACCAGCTAACAGACGATTCCTTAAGAAGCCTTTTTCTTTCCTTGTGCGAGCACAGGAACTTGCAGTACCTGAATTGATAGCCGTGTATTTTCTTTAAGCCGAGGGCGAGAGTTGTGGCCTTCTTCCTTGTGCCGTATCGGGTAATCAAGAGCCTCGGATGGATAACCTCTCCCTTATCGGTGATATAAAACTGTGACCAGATAAAGCCACCATAAAGCCAGTTCGAGGCCTGATACACATAACCGGGTTTGCCCCTCAATCCATCGGCCCAGCTGTAAAGGAGTTTTATGGAGGGAAGATGCTCCCTTATATAGCGGGCCATCATTCTAAGAAACAGGCTCTCCGTATTCCGGGGCATGGAATCGAGGACGCACAGACGGTTCAATTCGAGATAGTCTTCGACATCGAGGGACGGAAACAGCTTCTTAATCGTATGCCTCGGCCGAGTCCCATAGCCCCACAAGGCAACGCCTACAAGCTCGCCTTTATGGAGAAGTCCGAGCGTCAGCTTCGTTATCGGCGGGCTGATAACAGCATAGTGATGCTGTGCCACAAACCTTCGCCCTATGCCGTTTGATATGGGCATTATCCTCAGGTCCTTAAAGGTCATTTCAGGAACTCCGCAAGTCTTGTAAAACGGCGTTGCTGGTGGTCACGCCGGATGATTTTTGGTATCTCTTCTCTCTGGCCGACAAGAATACAGACCTTCTTGGCCCTGCTGACGGCTGTGTATAACCAGTTCCGTTGCATAATCATCGGGCCAAAGGAGCGGTGAATCGGGATTATGATTATCGGGGCTTCACTGCCTTGAAATTTATGGCAAGTCACTGAGTAGGCAAGCTCCAGATTGTTTTCGTATAAGGGAATCTCAACCAGCCGGTCGGGGTTTTCAAAGTCAACATAGATGTTTTTCTCTTTGAGATTGATGGAGCGGATGTAGCCTATGTCGCCGTTTATGATGTCCTTGTCGTATTCGTTCTTTGTCTGGATGACCTTGTCGCCGGTCTTGAAGGGACACTTTTCTACTTGAGGATTCTTGTTGAGCCTCGCCTGACATTCCGCATTGAGCGCCTTGCAGGAGAGAGCGGTTCTCTCCTTTAACGGAGCTATAATCTGGACATCCCTTAATGTGTCGGCATTGTATGATTCCTTCAGCCTCTTGGCCACAAGCTCAAGGATGGTCTCCTTAATGGATTCCTCGTCCTCTCGTGGCATGAGGAAGAAGTCCTTGGCAGTGGAATTCTCAAGTCTAATGTCCTCGCCGTTTTTGATACGGTGGCAATTGCGAATTATCAGCCCCTCGTCCTGCCGTTTGATGATGGTTAGCTCAGTAGTCGGTATCTTCCCCGAGGTTATGAGGTCCTTGAGAATATTCCCCGGGCCCACAGAAGGAAGCTGATATGTATCTCCGACCATTATCAGCCTCGTATCCGGAGCCACGGCATCGAGGAACTGGGCAAACAGGAGAGTGTCTATCATCGAGCACTCATCAAGCACTATAAGTTTGGCCTCGATAGGGTTGTCGCTATTCCGGGTGAAGTGAAAACCGTTTTTGGTTTTCTCTGGGTCGAGGAGCTTGTGAATAGTCTGTGCTCTCATGCCGGATTGCTCATACATCCGCTTACAGGCCTTCCCAGTTGGGGCCGCAAGGGCAATCTTGGCATCGGGGAAGGACTCGATTATCTTCTTGATAGTGTAGGTCTTGCCTGTCCCCGGAGCTCCGGTAAGGATGAAGACCTGATTCCCGGCCGCCTTCTTGAGCGCGTCAATCTGGTCTGTCTGAAGACCGTCAAGCTGTGGATTTCCGGAGTCGGCCTTCTTGGAGGCAAGCTCCTTGAGCTTGTGGGCGATGGACTTCTCGGCTTCGTAAAAGCTCTGGAGATAGATAAACCCCTCGGCCCTTACGAGATATCCGTCTTCGAGCATCCGGTTTACTACTTCGAGAATCCTTACGTCGGAAACATCGAGCAGTTTCCCTGCCTCGCTTACGAGATGTTCTACAGGCAGGCAAGTATGGCCGCCGGTAAAAGCAGACTCTTTGAGGACGTGGACAATTCCGGCCTGAATCCTCGGTCTTCCTTCCGTGTCAAAGCCGACCTTTCGGGCTACTTCATCAGCCGTGAGAAAGCCTATGCCGTCGATGTCCTCAATGAGACGATAGGGATTCTCCCGTATCTTCTCCGGAGCCTGCTGGCCGTAAAGCTCGATGGCCTTGAAGACCGCTCGCTTGGAAACCCTTGTGCCCTCGACAAGCCCCTTCAGTTGAAGCTGTAACTCCTCGTTGGCCGCGTTGTTTTTGAGCATGGAAGAGATTTCAATAGCCCGCTTCTGAGTAATGCCGGGTATCTCTTTGGATACACGCTCAGGGTCGGTCTTACAAACATCGAGGGTGTTCTCTCCAAAAGTGCTTACAAGCTTCTTTGAAATCTCCGGGCCTATCCATTTGGCATTCTCCATGAGATAGGCCCGGATGGCCGATAGCTCCTTCGGATACGAGGCCCTGTATTCGCTGAAGAAGAAGGTATCTCCGAAACGTGGATGATGTTCCCATTTGCCCTTGAAGTGGTACTCCATCCCTATCTGGGGAGATACCATGTTTCCTTTGACCGAGGCTCCGCCGTCCAGCTTTCCGATAAGGAAACTGTCCTTGTGAAACCGTATCTCTCTGAGTACGCCTGAGAGCGCGCTTGTCGTTGCCTTCATAGATATAGTTCTCAGAAAGGCATGTTTTCCTCGGAGTCATCCTCCGAGGCTTGAGCCGGTTCTTTCGCGCCTTTGACCTTCTCGTATCCGGCAAAGGGGACGACGTTGCGCTTCTTTATCTTTCCCTCGCTGTCCTCGTATTCCTCGGTCAGAACAGAGATGTAACACTTCCGGGCCTTGAGCATGCTGGGCGTAAGCTCTATTTCGCCGGATACATCGAGGCCCAGACGGGAACAGATGAGTTTTGCGCGCTTCAATGCGGCCGCAGAGAATACGAGGTTATCGAAGATGAACCTGCCCTTATGCTCTCCCTCGACCACTTCGAGCTTGAGCTTCCACATCTCGTCGTCGTACTGAGTGGTCGCCTCCTCGATTTCGCTTACCTGACAGAGATACTTCCCATCCGGAAGCGGTGAGAAATCCTGAACGTCATCGACCTTTGAAAAATCTACCTTAGGCATTGTGAACCTCCTTCTTTAGTGAGTTGATTAAATCCTTTACGATGCATGCGAGTGCACGAAACACCGAGCAGTGGCTCGGCTTATCGGCGTTCATGCAAAACCATGCGCCATGTTTCTTTACCCGGTAGAGACAGAGCATTTACCCCTCCTTGGCCTTAGCGGCAAGGGCCGACTCGAATTTGGAGATGATCACCTCGGCGTTTTCTCTTGTAAGGTCATCAAGGCTTTCCGCATCATATGCGGCAAGCCTCCGCTCTACCTGTTCCGGAGTAAGCCCGAACTGCTCGATGTAGCCCTTGATTTTCGTCTTCTGTTCCTCAGTCGCATACTCGATGGGCTTGGAGACCCTGTTGAGGCTTTGCTTGCCGAAAAATTGCTCAAAGACCTGATAAGAGCACTCAAACTCCTCTCTGGGAAGCTTGTTGCTTCTATCCTTGAGACAGGTGCCCATATGCCTGCCCTTGTCGTCTACATACATACGGACGATGGTGTCGAACATATAGGGCAGGGACTTCTCACCGTCAAAGGTCTCGCCCATGGCCACCATAAAGGAGCCTTCCTTGTACTTGGTCTTCTCGCGGGCCGTGACGATGACGTTCATGTCGAGAGCTATCAGCTTCCTTATGAACTCCTTGAACTCGGCCTTAACGGTCATCCAGTCCTTGGGCTGAAGGTCGTAAAACTCGTATTTGTGACCCTTCGACCCCTTGTTTCTTTTCAAGAAGATGTCGCTCCACTTCTTCTGGAGGGCGTCCCAGTAAAGCGTGACAGGGTCGATTACGAGCGTCTTGTATGGATGTCGGTTCGTAAGGAGCCAGTCCACGGCGGCCATAATCTCATCCGGCGTATTGGCCTTAAGCACATCGAATCCGAAAGCGTCGCCGTATAGGTCTGTTCCGCCCTCAAGGTCGATGACAGCCGGTTTTGGGAACTGCAAGCTCAATGTGCTCTTGCCGACGCCCGAGTCTCCCCAGAGAAAGAGCTTGAGCCGCTTTCCGACTGTTGCGGCCTTTTTGAACGGGGACTGCTCCTTCGTTTTCTTTGAGAAATCGACATGAACCGATTTCTCTTGCTTCCCTTCTTCCGGTAATTCAACTTCAGTCTTCATAAATACCTCCTATCGTTTGCATCGTTCGTAATACCCACAGAATCTTTGTGAGCAATGCCACCCGCTCGGGTTTGGATAGAAAGCCCCGCTTTGAATCGCCTGAACTACCTTCTCGATTAGAGAGAGAAGCCAGCGGCAGTTCTCGTTGCTGCGGTAAGTCCGGAGTTGGATGGCCCTGGGCTGTTTGTTTTTGATAATCGCATCCATCCGGATGCCGGTTTCTATCTGCTTCTTTGAGGCCCTGTAGCCGAGACTGTAGACCGTGAACTGAAGGTCTTTGTCCATCTCGTTCTGGCTTGGGGTCTTACGATAGGCTTTGTTATCCACGATGGTTCCGTCGGCCTCTATCAAGTCCCAGATGCCCTTAAGCTCATAGGGAAAATCGTCCCCGAGGCTTATCCTGAACTCTTCTTCAACAGCTACCGGCCTGACCCTCGGGGCGATTATCTTGTGATGCGTGGCAACGATATTGACGCCTTGATCTTTCAGGCTTGCCGGATTTTCGTCTTCCTCAAACTTAACCTCTTCGCTCCCAAATGCCTCGTCAAACCGGGCGGCGAAGTATTCCTGCATATCGGAAAGGGGCAGGTCTGCATCAGAGCAAATCTTTTGCCTGTAGTTGTTTTCAAGTGTCTCGTGCCATACGCGGCTCTGAACCATCGCACCTGAAGGCGGAATCTTCAGGCCCTCCAAATAGCGGAACTCGTACTGTCTCGGGCAGCGAAGGAACATATTCAACTGGGTAAAGCTCAAATACCGTTTTTCAGTCTTCTGGTTGTTCATTTTCTCGTTCCTGATGCCCCTTTCCATTAACATTCAGGTAGTTCACTATTAAGTCCGCCACGGCATTTATCACCTCGTCCGTCCTCTCAGTAGAGAGTCTCTCGTCATGCCTTTTGATTTCTAATGTTGGAGTCAACGGAGATCTTTCCTTACTCTGAGCAAAAACTCTTCTATAGCCGGATGCGGTTTTAGGTTTGCCCCTTTAGCGAGGCCTTCACTGTCGGAAGGATCCTTATCCTCGTCATCAAAGCGCTTAAGAGTTTTTCGGCGGATTTCATCGAGGTTTCTCATAAGACGCCAGACCATGGAGTCTTCCATTCCATAGAGGGCTACGATGCCGCCGATAACCAGTGCTTCTTCCTCAAAAAGGCCCTCAATCAAATCTTTTACTTCCGCTTTGCTTATCACCGATACAGTCCTCCTTTCATTTGCCCCTAATAAATAAAGGGGGTTAAAAATCGCCTTTGGGGACAAACTTTTTTAAAAAATTCACTTTGCCATCTTTTCGTAGCGTCTAAGAGCGGCTTCAACTCGTTGGCGACGCTTTTTAGTTGCCTGATAGTTGAGGCCCATTTCCCTTGAATAATCGGCCAGAGACTTGCCGTAAGCGCGAGTTCCTAAAAGGAGAAGTAAATCAGCTTCGCTTATCCGTCCTTCTTTCATATAATCTTTAAGGCGCTTGATTTCGGCTTCCTTATCCATCTGGAACTCCACATCCTCAAAGCTGGCATCCTCGATACCTCCAACGAGGGAATCCATTTCGTCTGAATTCATGGCAAGCTCCGCTTCCTCTTGCGCTGATAAAAGGCGACATTCCTCATAGAGGCGGTGTATCGTATCGTTGAATATCTTCCGGACAATTCGGTCTTGCCGCCGGGTTACATCGATATTGCAGAGCGTCTTAAGAAATGCCCACATCGTGTTTTGCCAGCGATTCTCAAGGTCAGGGTCCCAGTCCCGTTTTTTCCAATAAAGGGACTCCAACCCGGGCCAGAACATCACGAGGAGAATCGTTCGCCAGCGAGGGTCTTTATCTTCGTAGTGGGCCTCAAAAATAGGCCTGAGAACTTCGTCTTTCTGAGAGCATTCGGATATGCTGTGCATGAATCCAATTACATCCGCCCATGACTGAAAACGCTTAAACAACGGCTCTTTCACTTGAAGTCTCCACAAGAACACCTGATAGCTCTCATCCTGAATCTCCTTTTCAAGTCTCCTGCGGTCTTGGTTTCTTGATATGCCCATGACGCCCTGCCTTTCTTGGCCGGGCGTCTGGCACCTCGATATGGCCTGCTTAGGACGTCATGCGCCTCTGGGGTTCTTAAAAGTTAATTTCTGCTATGCCTTCACAACAGACGGTTCCGCACTTCCGTGCTTTTCGTTGATTGTTGAGCAATTGCGGCACACTGCAATAACGTTGAAGTTGTCGCCTTCCACAATGTACTGAGCCTGCTTGTACCGCAAATGCAAGCGCGGGCCCTGCTCAGTTCCAAGCAGAGTGTTGCATTCCTTGCATCTCCATTCCTTTTCCATTTCTACCTTCGCCATCAGCGCTTAAAATATCTTTTGAGCGGGCTTTTCTCTACTGAACAGTTCAGTAGAAAATATTCCTCGTTCTTTGCTATGCCTTAAGTTTTCCAAATGGCGAAAGAAGATGGAGAGAAAAGGCAGAGAAAATCGAGAGAAGGAAAAAGCTATTTATTTACTGCTGGTTAGGGATGATTAAACAGTATGTCATGTCCTCTGGTGGGGCAAACTGGAAGGACTTCATTTTTGGGTCTGTAACCTTGTGCAGTTGAAAAGCACGGTATTTGTAACGGCCAAGTTTGATATCCACTTTACTACGGGCATTTTCGAAGAGCTTAATCGCCGCATCGCGTGGCCGAGCATTGCCTGTTTTAGTACTATAGGGACGCAGTGCCGTCTTTGATTCGATATACTCGCATATAATCTCGAACTCGGCGGCGGTAAGCTTCGAGTGGGCCTTGCCCTTGTGCGTGATTTCCTTTGTGAATCCATCGATAAAAATGTCGTAGAACTTCTTTTCTGAAATGAGCTTTTCATATTGCTTCTTAGTAAGCTGTTTGGCCCCCTCATGCGTCACCGTCCGGCAATGATATTGAGACGCCTTTGCCTTGTTCACTCTCGCCGAGAGAATGGTCTCCAAATGGGCAATGTCAACAGAAAGTCGTTGCTCTTTCACACTTGTCACGACTCTGATCTCTACCACAACAGGCTTATCGCCCTGCCAGATTTCATCTGGTGGTGCTATCCCAGGAACGAAGATGACCGCATATGGAGTGTTAAGCCTGACGGCTTTTTTGAGCACCTGTGGCGCATCAGTCCAAGTAAGTCCCCTTGCCAGATATAGCTCTCGCGGACTCTCGCCAAGTACTGCCTTTCCGAGGAACCATATACGTCCATGCACAATCTCACCAGATGAGCCGGTCAGACTAAGGACTGATGTTATGGAAGATGCAAGGCCGTTAAAATCAATCCCCCATTGTCTTAGTCGTTCAAGAGGCACTCGAACGCGGCCATTTTCAGGACAATGGATATATGCACGAAGAGACGAGCCGGGAGGGCTTTCAATGAATGTCACTTCCTCCACGTGACCATCGGCACATGCGTCGCAGGAGACAGATAAGGCATTTTCAACCCGGCGGATAAGCCCGGTTCGGGTGAGGTTATCCTCAATCCCGTCATCCCATGCAATGACTTCATCTGCCGTAAACAACGGCTCCTTTATGTCGGCTCGCCTCCAGAGCATAGAAAGGTAATCAGACACGCTCAAGCCCCCACTTTTTTAAATACTTTTTGGCTGTCATATGTTCAGTCTTATCCTTGAGATTACATGAATCGGGATAGGATATCCTGAATGATAGGGTCTTGGCCTTGCCGTTTCCGTTAGTATCAAAGCGCATCTGAATGACTGCAGAACTCACGTTGAACATAGACAATGGGACGTTCTGCTGATGAAGGGCCTCGGCGATCAGCTCGTGAATCTCCTCCCTTGACCCTCTTGGGTCGACCTCATATGTGATTTTGCGCTTTGGATTCCCGATGATGGAAAGCCGCAGTTCCTTCACTTTTACCTCTGAGACACGGTCTGCCGGTTCGGTTGGAAAGGCAAAGCTCAGGTTCTTCAAACCATTTAGCTCATAGGGAACCGATTTGCGGTTTTCTTCTCCCAACTCCTCATGCAGTATCGCCCGGGCAAATATCTGCTGGAGGTCTTCTTTGATGCTCTTGTCGCCCTGAGCATAGAGGTCAAGCGTACCATCTACCGGGTCGTATATGAAAATGACCTCAAATGCCGGATTCTGAAGACGCCGCTCAAGTCTGCCATCATCGGAGTAGCCGATAAATGTGTCCGTATAATCTTGAGGGTAAGCGAATAAGTAGTGATACCGGTCTCCCCGAAGATATTTATCAACTTTACAGTATTTCCCTCGTCCTTGCTTCTCCCGGTAATATACAGAGATGGCGGCCTCCAGTTCGGCGATTGCCGTCGGTGACAAGTCTGGTTGTTTCTTAGGTAGGGTCTTCCGCTTGCGCCAGTACCTCTGGCTTAAACGGTCGGTGCGGTACAGGAGATGTGCAACTTCTAAAATCCGAGGGTGCCTCAGGAAAACCCAAAACGTCTTGCTCAAGAAACCGTCATGAGCCTCCAATTCAGTGGAAAGATCAACATCATGGAAGCGACCTTCCTCAATAAGCGTTCTGATTCCATCTTCAGAAGCCAGATCGTAGATATTGCGGAAGTCCCTCTCAACCTCTTCCTGAACCTGAACCGACAACTCTTGCCATGCATCGTAGATGGGATCGACTCCGGTTTCTTCAAGGTTTTCCCAGTCGACATTTGTAAGCTCTCTATGCTCAACGAAGTATTCATGGAGCATTTCAATCTGTGCCTGACGAAGAAACAGCTTGGGTGCATATTCTTTTGCCATCTGTTACCTCCTTCTTGGGTTTGTGATTATATGCCTGTCAGTTGACGGTTAAACCTCGGCTGATACTTGCCGACCCAATAGCGCTCAAGTTGGCGGGCATCATCTGTTCCGATGGTCTGATACCAATCAAAATGCGATACGCTTGGGACATCGGAATTGTTCCAATGCTCCATTAACCGCTCACGAAGCCTTCCCGCGCCAGCGCTGCCTATATAGACAATTCTCTGGGAAAAGTCTCTGAGAACATATACGCCTGCCACATCCGGGGTCGTGCTAATGTTTCCATGCCCCCACTGCATGATTACAGATTTTCGGATGTAATTCATAAACAAACCTCCTGTCAGTGTTTTTTGTTCAAGCTATTGGTGTTGAAAGTCAACGCAACATCATAGGCAAAAAAATATCACCTCCCTTAGAAGCTGAGTTTTCCTTGTCCGGTAACTGCATCGGGCGAATCATGTAATTTGCCGCTCTCATCTATATGGAGAAGTTTCAACTGCATCAGACGTACTTTAAGAGCACTGATCGTTACGTTGAATTTCTCTGCCAATTGATACAGGTTCGGCCAATGTGTCCGGTCAATCTTCAAGGCTTCTTCTCTAATCAGTTGTTTAGGCATAGAGAGGGCCGCTGAATATCTGTTTACGGATCTTGCTTCATCAGGGTCGTCAGCCCGTTCGTTGAATTTTCTTAAGAGTTCTCGTCCGTCAGGGTCTCCCTGAAGCTTTTTTATGATATCAATATCCCCTGAATTTGAACGACGCCGTGCAAATGCGCATTCATCACCGCCAGTAAAGAGAGAAGGGTTATCCAAGGAAGATTTATCAATGAACAAATCCCAGTGACCCATCTCATGTCCTTTAGTGAAATACTCTAACCCGGGTTTCTCATTAAAGAGTTTTTGATATTTCTCGTTCAGGACAATAAGACGGCGTTTAGGTATAAGGCCTCCAAGGATTTGTTCTCCCGGTAACTCTTCTATTGAATCCCACAGAAAATCCAATCCAAGAACTTTCTCTGCAAGGATATCAATCGGGATAGGAGGGGAGAGTGGTTTCCCAAGCTCCTTCTCTAACTCACGAAGACGAGCTTCGGCTATTTCTTCGATTTCGTGGTTGCGATAAAACTTCAATGCTTCCCTTTCTTGAGTCTAAGTTCCTGTAACAATCGTTTCCAATCATCTTCGCTTAAATTCATATCACTTGCAGACCTGTAGAACATGCGCGCCCCCTCGCTCGACTTTAATGTATCTCCTAAATCCTGAGGCACTTTACCGGCAAGGGCAAGAAGCTCATCTGTATTAGCATCGAGTTCCTTTGCAAGCTTTTCAATGGCATCGGCTGAAGGCGGGGGCATCTTTTTATTTTCTATCTTGCTAAGATAAGTAAAGTCCAATTTTACCCGGTCAGCGAGTTCACGCTGAGACAGGTTTTTGGCTTTTCGGAGTTCCCGTAATCTCTGCCCAAAAGTCGTTTCTTTCGTCATAAAAAATAGAATATCAGAATGTTGACTTAAAGTCAACACGAATTATTGTGTCCCCGTATCTCTCAAAATACCCCCTTTATTTAATAGGGGACTTTTGCGGAGTTCTCCAGAAAGCTCGCTTTGAGCTTGACTTTAATGCGACCCCGATGTAGGGTGTCAGTGAGGCAATTTATGAGCAAATACAAACAGTTAGGCAATAACGGGGCCAAGCAAAACGGCAAGCCCCGGGTTGCTTTCTACACACGCATCTCGACAGACGAAGACCATCAGAAATACTCCCTCGGGGCCCAGAACGAACGGCTTGAGGCATTCTGCAAGGCCCAGTATGGAGACGATTGGGTGCTCCATAAGCTCTACCGGGATACCGAGAGCGGAACTCACATGAACCGCCCCGGCCTCGAGGAGATGCTCTATGATGCGGAGAACAAGTTATTTGACATCCTCATGGTCTTCCGCGTTGACCGTCTCTCCCGCAAAGTCCGGGAGCTTGCTCAGATGGTGGACGAGCTTACGAAGAACACTGTCGCGCTTAAAAGCATAACCGAGCCCTTTGATACCACGAATGCCGCCGGAAAGATGATGCTCCAGATGCTTGGCGTATTCGCCGAGTTCGAGCATACAACGATAGTTGAGCGCACAAAGGTCGGGCTTGAGAGAAAGGCCAGAACCGGCAGGTTCGTTGGAGGATATGTCCCATTCGGTTATACCCTCGACCCGGAGAAGGGACTCGTCATAAACGAGGACGAGGCACTTCTCATAAAGAAGATGTTCCAAATGTATACCTTCGGGAAAGACGGTGCATGGGCAATCTCCAGCGATCTCAATCAGTCAGGCTACCGGAAACGAAGCGGCAAGAAGTGGGACAAGAGGATAATCCTTCACATCCTCAGAAACCCGGTCTATATCGGAAAGCTCAGGTGGAATGAAGTCCTCTACGAAGGAAATCACGAGCCGTTAATCTCCGAGGTCGTATTCGATAAGGCAGGAGAGGTTCTCGACAAGCGAAACGAGGAATTGAAAGGACGCCAGTTCAATAATGGAGATGAACGACTGCTGTCCGGCATCATGAAGTGCGCCAAGTGCGGCTCCCACATGTTCGGGGGTGGAGGGAAAAATAAGAACGGGCAGTATATCCCCTACTACATGTGCTCGAAGCGTTTCACCCAGCATGAGTGCGACCAGCACTACATAAGGGCCGACATCATTGAGGCATCCATCATCGAGGACGTGAAGAGCATCTTCCGGGACGAGCAGCTCATTGCCCGGATATGGCAGAAGGCAAACAGTATGCTTGATGCTGAGAAGCCTGATATAGATAAGGAGATAAGCGCACTCGAAGACCGGGCAATCAAGGCTCAGGCCCGGATAGATAAATACTTCGAGGCGTTCGAGGAGGGGAAGCTCAAGCCCGAGGTCTGCAACGAGAAGGTCGAAGAGCTGAACGTCCAGATAAAGGAGCTTGAGGCCAAGAAGAAGGAATTAGAGGCCAGAAGAAAACGCATCGAGCTTCCGGCGCTCGATAAGGAGATGATTGGAAAGATAGTGGATAACCTCGATGCGGTCATGGCGGGCGGGGACAACAAAAAGAGAAAGCACCTTCTTAACTTGCTGGTCAAGAAGGTGCTTATACATGACAGGCGAACCATCGAGGTCTGGTATTCGATACCCAACTCGCCTGCTTATACCCATCAGGGCCGACAGGCAGGTTGTAAACCAGACGGCGAACGGTTCGAAACCTGGGACATTTGGCTCCTGGGGAGGGATTCGAACCCCCGACCAAGTGGTTAA